GCCTCGCTTGTGGGTGTAGGCGCTGGGCAGACCGTGCGGGCCTGGCGTCACCTCCACGTCAATCGGATTGAGCGGCCAGAGTTCCGCGAATTGGCCATCGGGTGCGCCGACGCAGAAGGTTTCGCCAAACAGCAAGCGGTTGACCATCATTTCGGACAGCCATTGGTCATAGGCCTGCCACGGGTTGGGGCGGTTGAGCAGATCGAGCGCCGGGTGCTGCTCAATCAGGGTGTCGCCCTGATACAGTTCGATGCTGATGGCCTTGCACGCCTCGACGATCTCGCGGATGGCGCGATAGACGATGACGTTGTGCTGATAGCCTTCCTTGATGTAGCTGCGCCGATCATTGGCGCGCGACCATTGGGCATTTGAGCCGATCAGGAAGGCTGCGCCCGCTGGATGCTCTTTGATTTCGATTTGCGGCTTGCGAGAAGGGAATGGCCAGACCATCAAAGCACCCCGAATATTTGTTGACTTGAACCGCCGATCATCGGCTGGAGGGCATAGCGCAGGGCGTCGATGTAGTGGTTATTTGCGTCCACGATCTTCGGCATGATGTCTCCCGACAAGCGATCCTGCTTATACGAATAAAGCCGGAACTCGCGGGCGGTTTCCGGGCAGTCGGGATGAATGATAACACGATCAAGGGATTTGATAAAGGCTATGCCGTCCTCGACCGATCCGGCCCACTTTTTGACCGGCTTGATGGATGGAATGCCGTGGCGTTGCAGGTAACTGATGCTTTCGGGGCGTGCGCTATCGGCGCGCACTGTGTGCAGTGGCAGCGTCGGCATACGATCTTGGATGAATGCGGGCGTATCATCCAGATCAAGCCCGACCTTGCCAGCTTCTCGGCGGATGTAGAGCCGTTCGTTGTGGATGTAGCATTCGATTGCGGCGGTCGGGTCTTGGGCAAAACCGAAGTCCATGCCGAAGTAAGGGCCATCCCAGAGGTGGGTCGGCTCGAAGTCGGCGATTTCAAACTTGCCGCTGAAGACCTGGGCATCGCTGTTTTGCAGGTAAGCCCCTTCCCAAACGTGGGCATAGGTGGCCGGATCGAGGCGCTGCTGCTCTCGGCGGCGCAGCTTGTCGAGGCCTTCGGGGAAGAAGGGGTTCTCCTGCCAATTGACTTCGGCGATCAGCGCATCGGCGGGTGGGTTTTTGCGGAAGCGTTTGTCTACGGGCGATCCATCATCGCGGGGGTTCCATATTGCCCATAACTCGGAGCGTGCCTGCCGGAAAACGGTAGCCTCAAGGGCAAGCCAGCTATCTTCCGGCACGTCCTCGGCCTCCTCGACGATGGTAAGATCGATCCCGGCCAGCGACTTGATGCTGGATGTGTTGTGGCGCAGACCGCGAAAGATGAACTCGGTGCCGTTCTTGCCGCGCAGATAGTCGATGCCGACGTCGTAATGGGCTGCCATCCACGGTGTGCGCTCGATGGCGTCCTTGAGTTCGCGGTGAAAGCTGTCCTTGATGCTGACCTGCAATTCGCGGGTGCAAAGGATGCGCAGCGGCTCACGAAAGCCCCAGTAGGCGGCGATCATTGCGGCTGATTGCGATTTCCCTGATCCTCGACCACCATAGATGGCGCGATATTGTGCTGCCCCACGATCCGGCCCGAATACGTCCAGGACCGCATCAGGAACATCAATTGTCGCTTGCGTCATCGGGCTTTACGCCACGCAGCACGATGGTTTCGGGCGGGGACATGCTGCCGTCGCTAGAGATAAAGTCGTGCCGCTCGGCCCAGCGTGCGCGGGTTTTCATCCAGAAGATTTGCGCGGCTGTGTCGCCGCCTTTGGCTTTGTTGAATAGCGCCCCGCCGATTGTGGCGTTGGCCTTGTCCATGCCGAGATCAAGTTCATCGCGATAGTGCTTGCGCAGGGTCTTTGGGTCAATGCCTATGATGCGCGCGATGTTTTCGGACTTCGTGCCGATGGTGGCGTGTAGCTGGACTAGCTGACGCTGTTCTGGCGTTGGTTCATGCGGGTGGCGCGGCATTGCTTAGTTCCTCGTATGTCTTGCCGGTTTCCTCATGTATAGCACATTCTCCGGTAAAATCCTGCCAGCGTTTGATGATGACGTCGCAGTATTTGGGGTCAAGTTCCATCATGCGGCAGTCGCGGGCTGTCTTTTCGCAGGCGATGAGGGTGGAGCCGGAGCCGCCGAAGAGATCAAGAACGATGCCTGTATTTTTTGCAACTATTGCAATGCCGCGCTCTGGCAAATCAACAGGAAAGCAGGCTTTGTGATTTTCTGCTTGCGCACCTGTGTTGCTTACTTGCCAAAAATTGCTTGTTACTTCCTTGACCGCTACAGGCTGCTTGTTTGTTGAGAACACATAGATAGGTTCCCAATCTCTCATCAATGATCCTTTGAATGGAATTGTGCTGCTTTTTTTCCAGCATATTTGCTCAACAAGATATGGAAGCCTGCCCGATATTTGCTGGATGTATTCAAATCTTGATTTAGCGTTATAGCTGACGTTCCAGAAGATGAAGCCATCAGTTACGGCAAAGCATACCTCCAAAACAGATGCGGCAAAATCAACATAAGCCTGAGATGGTAGGTTATCAGAATATCCGTCTGCATACAGCTTCACGCTTTTTTTCTTGTTGAAAATGTCTCCCTGACCAGCCTTGGCGTCTGCATTATACGGCGGGGATGTAAACACCATGTCCGCCTTGCGCCCATCCATCAGCTTCTCAACCGCATCAATGCTGGTGCTATCTCCGCACATCAGCCGATGACGCCCCAGAAGCCACACGTCGCCCTCAACCGTGACAGGCTGCACTGGAACGTCTGGCACCGCGTCCTCATCGGTCAGGCCCTCGGTGACTTCCTCGGGAAACAGCGCCTGGATTTCGTCTACATCAAAGCCGGTCAGGGATAGATCAAAATCCATCTCTTGCAGGTCTGAGATTTCGAGCGCGAGAAGTTCGTTGTCCCATTCGGCCAGTTCAGCCACCTTATTGACGCTGAGCCGGAAGGCTTTGATCTGCGCCTCGCTCATGTCATCGGCGAGGACAACTGGCACCTCGGTGAGGCCCAGCTTTTTGGCGGCTTTCAGGCGAAGATGCCCGTCAACCACGGTGCCGTCACTCTTGGCGCAGATTGGCACGCGGAAGCCGAACTCACGGATGGCCGCTGCTACCTTATCAACTGCGTGATCGTTTTTGCGCGGGTTTCGCGCGTAATCAACGCAGCGCTCAATGGGCCAATGCTCAAACTGCATTTTTAACTTCCTTTAGCTTGACAGGGGGAACGCTCACTGTTCGCCACGTTTTCCCAGTTACTGCGTCGTATGCTGTCAGCTTCTTTAACCCCATGCCTTCAGCGACACTCATGAATGGCTCACCAGCGGCAACCCTCAATCTCATCTCAGATACCAAGGCTTCTGTTAGTTTTGCATTGTGATGCTTTTCACCAGGATGCGCACCAAAGGCGGTTCCGTGCTTATACCTATCATGGGCGTTTTCAAGCCTTGTAGCCCAGCGCAGGTTTGAAACGCAGTTGTTCAAGTTGTTCCCATCGTTGTGTGCAACGTCAAGATTTTCCCATCCTTCTGGAAGACCAATCCATGCCATTGCCACAAGCCGGTGAACGTTTCTCCAGTGATATTTTCCAGACCTGTAAAGCCCAACACTCTTGTATCCAAATCGGTGCTTTGGCTTCAAAATCTTCTGAAACCGTTTGCTTTTGACATCGCCAGTTGCGCTGACCTCATAGCCATCAAAAGTTGGTATTGCCTTGAACATTGATTGCCTCCACTTCACAGGCACAATAACCAAACTTTAGCCAGTTCGCAAACCTAAACCGAACTTCCAAGGCATACGGAATGAGATCAGCTACAGAAATTGTTTTATACGCGGGAAAATCACTCATTCCTCCGCCACCTCTGCTGCAAGGGCGCATTCGTATTCGATGCCAGTGTAAGCCATTCCATCGACATAGCTGTCGCGGTGCGTTGGGTTGTGGAACCGGCGTGCGATCTTGGTGGCTTGGTGCAGGAGTGCGACTTCGCGGGCTGTGATGTCGCGTCCGGTGATGGCGTTGAAGATGTTGGCGATGTGCTGATGGTTTGCGACGGGATCGCCGTAGGCGCGGTTCCGGTCGCCACCTGTTAGGTCTGCCGCGTCCTCAAGGCAGGCCATGCGCGGTGGAGGGATGTCGTCGTGGGTCATAGTGCGCCTCCTGCGGGCCATCCTGATGGGTTGGTGCGAGGGCAGGGAAGTCAGGTTCTTCCGGTTCCCTCCGTCGAGGTAGCCCGCGCCGATCAGCGTATTGCGTTTCTCGGGTCGCTGTCAACACTCTCCGACAGGTAGGCGATTGCCGTCAGTGCGCCAAGGATGAGCCTATCGAGTCTGACGCCCTGCTCGGCGCAGATTTCGAAGAACTCGAGCGCGAGGTCTGTTTCGTGGATCACGTCCTGGCCGGGTTCGAAGGAGATGAAGCATTCGGTTTGCATGGATCGGCCTCCGCTTAGGTGTGTGGTGCGATGGTGTCATTCAATCCGCCAAACATGCAAGACCTGATCAATGGTTCTGGTTTGGAACTTCTTTTCTGTAAACCTTCCGTATACATGACAGCTAACTTGAGCCTTGCAGATCATTTGTGGATCGGTAATCCGAACCAGATCGCCCACTTCCATATTTTTCCATGGCCAGTTTATGCGCTCAGGCTTTGGCGCAACAGTTTGCTCGCTCAGTCTTTCAATCTCAAACATTTTAGATCTCCTTGTTTTGTATATTT